ATTCTATGCTGATCTGCCTGATACTTAGCCATCTTTACAGCCATCGTTGCATTATCCCGGCTAATCGTGAACTGGTTTACTCCTTCGCGGGTGTTTAATCTGGCAATCAATGCCGGGGTATCGCCGGAGGTGAACGGGCTAATATTACCCGCTGATGCCCGTGCCGTGTTTGCTGCTAAAACCTTCTCTAGATTTTTTAGTTTCTGGCTTGCCTCTGCTTTATAGTTTGCAGCTTGAACTCTGCCTTGAAGCACTGCCTGATCAGCTTTGGCCTTTTCAACCATTTGAGCTGCCTGGCCTTGTCGGTAAGTCGCTAAAGCACTGGCCCCGCCAGCAATTGCTGATATTACTGCTAGTTCTACTCCGCTCATTGCCCCACGCTCACTTTATAATCTAGTGCCAGTAACGTGAAAAATACCGGCTGGTTTTGAGAGATAGTTATCTGTGCATCCCGGCTATAGCCGAGAAAGCCTTGTGTTTTCTTTGTGCCGGTAAAAGTCGGCACGGTGCCAGCTCCACTGATTGGCACACTGTTCAAGGCGATTTCTTTGCCATTCAGCGTTAGGTTCTGTGTCCTAAACAAAATAGGCGTTACCTCCAAGATACGCCGTCGCTGACCTTGCACGGTGCCTGATGACAGTCGAGGCTCAAACGGCTGGGTCTTAACGGTAACGGTGTAGTCTAGCCCCACCTCGGCATAAGATGCCGGAATGCCGCCCAGAGTTACATTGCCGGAGCTGACCGTCTGATCGGTGTCAACAATGTCATCGCGTATCACCTTGACCGTTTCGCCTTCAAGGTGGGAAAGGGAACCAGCAGTGGTAGAACCGGGCAAGCCTTGATCCGGGGCTGTCGCGCCGGAAAAGTACTGAATAGAAGAATCGGTTGTTCGATCATCATCAAACACCTCCAGATAGTATTTTGTGGCACCGCCGATTGTGCGTTTGGTAATGACATAAATGTTTGCTAAATCCACACCTACGTCCACAAAATCGCCATCAGTTGAAAAGCTGGACGGAGCAACAATCTGTTGGGCACGATTGACCATGAAAGCTGCTATGTTGCCAGTAAAGCCAGTAGAGCTGCTTCTATAGCCCGCTGTGTTACTTCCGTTGACAATCAGAAGCAAATCGCCCTCAGTGGTATCTGTTGCGGCTCTAAGGGCCATTCTCTGGGGGTCAATGATCATATGGCTCGACAGCAAGCTGACATTGTTTGCTACATAAGAAAGTTCAACATCGCTAAACAACATTTCGCGCAATGCCTTGCCTTGTCGCTGAATAAACAACGTGCCGGATTCAGCGGCTTGTGGCCTGATTCCAAACTTGGAGCCGCGCCGAGTGGCTGACTTCACCGTGATGTTTGATGGCGTGATAGGATCAAGATCAGCTTGCGGAATGAAAAACTCAGCCCCGGTGGTAAATATCTGCAAGTCTCTACCAGACCTAATCCCGGTGATTGCGTTTACAACGTCTGTAGTCAGTGAGATTTGTATTGCATCGTCATCCAAGGCTTCATGCTGTTTAAAATTAAAAAAGTCGTTGACCTTGCTACCGAATAGAGTGGTAGGCAGTGAAAGACTACCGCCAAAGTACAACCGGCCCTCATGGAAGGTGCAAGTGCGAGGCCACCCTCGGGTATTAGACCAAGCGTCCTCATAACCCGACTCAATCTGATAGTTTCCAATTGCATCAGTATTAAAAAACGGAATTTCAGTTACAGCAAACACTTCAGTTGTACTATTCATCTGTATTATTCTAGCACGTCCAAATCCATTTTGGACCACGATGAATTGATCTACCATATCACTTGTGAATATCGCTGAACTGGCAGTAATCTTGACAGTTCCGTCCACTGCGTCTGGCGTGATCGTACCCGCTGTTGTTGATAGGCTTGTGCTAAATGCAACTTTTGGAACAGTTAAGCTCAAAGTTGATATTGTCCAGGTGGTATTGTTTGCCCCGCGCACGATCTTGAACGGTGCGAAATTTTCATGCACAAGGATCAATGTGTCTGAAGACTGCGTGTAATACAGTTTGTTGATGTCAAAGTTTTGGACGTTATACAGCGTTCCGACGTTGAAAGTAACATAATCATTGCCCGAACCGTTGATGTTCGTTAGCAAGGTGTTGTTAGCATAAAATCGAAACCTGATATTCGGAGTAACTTGAAATGTATTAAATGCGCTTGCCACAATCATAAAAGATTGCTCGGTACTGAACTCAAACGGGATCAGCATTGTTCCGTTAGCAGCACCGTCACTCGTTAAATCTTGCAAAAAACGTAGACCCGGACGGCGAGAGAAACCGCCTTGTGGCTCAAAGATGACATTCTCAGCAAGGTCAACAGAACTATAGTATTGCTGTAAGTCGATCCGGCCACGCAGCAACGGGTCCAGCTCACCTATAGTGAATGAAGATTGATATTGTTGTATCCGGCTCATCTAACGTCCGTAAGCAAATAGTCTCCCACAACCGACGGTGTTTGACCTCCAGCGTCAATGTTTGCCGCTTGCCGAAAGTAACCGCCCCGGAACCCTTCAGCGGCAGTGCCGAGAGCAACAGACCGCCAATATTCAGACTTTTGTGTTTGATCGGTGATAATCTCAGCCAGGTGCCAAGCAATTTG